CAGAGAAACAATCCGCAACAGGCGTGATTTTTCCAAACTGGCTAAATAAAAGCAGGGACTAAATGTCTCACTAACTTAAAGGAAATTTATCATGGCAGTATTTACAAAAGTAAACGGAACTACACAACCAGTATTTGCACTGGACGTGGCAAACGGTTCCATCGCAGGAACAGCTAACGTAGCAGCTCAAGGTCCAGTTCAGATCCAAGGTCCAAAACTTGACTTCTTCACTTTGACAGCTAACGCCGCGTTGACAAACGCCGGTAACGTTAACGGTTACTTGAACAACGTTTTGACAGCAGTTCAACAACTTGGTACAATCGCAATTTACCAAGCTGGTGCTACAGCTGGCACAATCAACTTGGCTATCTATCCAAGTGGTGCTTACACTACAACAACATTGGTTGCGGCCGCTCAAACAGCCAACGCCACTGGCGGCTTGAACATTGGTATTCCAACTGCCAACGTTGCTGCATCAGCCACATTCACTAACCTGTAATCAGTTTAGTTGATCACGCTGACCCTGGAATTAAAAACTCCAGGGTTTCTTTTTGGCATTAAATACTCATAGAATGAAGATCACATGCCGTACCCTTTTTGATTGCAGTCTTACCGGCGTTACCGGACACTACAGATCAAGCGAAATTCCTTTTGTGGACCGTGCCGGACAAACCATACACAATCAACATGACTGGAATCATTCGCGCAATCAGCAACGAAATTGGGAAACTTTGTTGCAGATCATTAGTCTTAGAACCCAGCCCGTTGACCTCACTGTGCCCGAGAAAAAAGACACAGCTTGGGAGTTTGAGTTCAGATCTGAGTCAGAAGGTGTGTTTGAAATGCATGGCAATCCAGACCCATTAGCCGGACTCAAACAAGATTGTGAAGGGGTTCCAATGATGTTGAATTTAACTGAAAAACCCAGCCTGGCACCTACTATCAGCACATCGGGCAACAATCAAAATATTTGGTTCTCTACGGTAAATAATGCATTGGAATAACAAAATGGCTGACACCACCGACATTGAAAAGAAAAGTCTTGAAGCACACGTTGAATTGTGTGCCCAACGCTATACTGCTTTAGAACAACGCATTGACGATGTCAAAACAGACACTGTGGAATTAAAAGCCACCATTCAAGAAGTGCATAGATTAGTACATAAAATGAGTGACAGTCGTAACACACAGTTGATTGGATGGGGAGTAGGAATCATTGGATTCTTGACAGCCGTCATAGGATACTTGGTTACTCACTACGTATTAAAATGACCCGAGACCAGAAACTAGAACAATGGGCCGAACGTGAGCTCAAACGCAATATCGATTCCATTATAATAAATGATGGTACTGGTTCTCTTGTGGTTTTTGGCAAGTATTGTATACAGCCGCAGGGCACTAGATATCAAGTCAGTACTTGGGACAAAACTATTCATTCATTCAGCACAAAAAAAACAGCCATGAGTTGGTGTACAACAGACCATCAACGCAATTACAATCTATCCAATCAGATTCTAGTGCTAGATCGTAAAAAACAAGTATTAGCGGCAGATATATACTGCCGACAAGTCATTGGCGAGCGTGGGCGAACAGAATCATTTTATGAAATCATAAACATGAAACTGCAACCCAAAATAGACCAGTACAACTCAGTCACAGCCGAACTAGAGAAATGTGTAAATCAGGCTAAATATATGCAAATTAAGGGATTCAATAATGAAACTGCAAGAACTATCGGCTCCAACGCCAAGTAAGCAAATAGCCAAAGTATTCGAAAGTTACTTTGGTAACCGCATTAGTTTTGACCAATTAACACCTGGTCAAACTCGAGTAATGTTGGGCAAAGTACGTGGCATCCTAGGCGAGCACCGCAAGACTTCTGCACGTCACAGCAGTGAGCAAGACCCACGTTATTTGCAATTGGTAATGATGGAACAGGCATTGAGCACACGTTTGAAAGAAAACGTCATGCCCCCCACACCAGGTTCTACACCTGCTCCTGGCACTGCACCTGCTCCTGCTCCCACAGCAGGCGCCGCCCCTAAAGATCCTAAACTAGCTGCCGCACTCAAGAAGTCTGCCGCTGGACAAACATTGAATCCTGAAGAACAAAAGCTAGTAGCTGGCGCTGCAATGATGCAGGCCGAAAGCCGCTTCCGTAGAATGGCACGTCGCCTGAACGAAAGCGAAATTCAACAAGCTCAAGTTGTATTGGCCGCTCAAGACATGGTTGACAAAATGCAAGCCATGTTGGAAGATGTAAGTGAACTACAGTTCAAAGAATTACCAGCTTTGGTTGACTCAATCAAGAATCAAGTTGGTGTTGATCAAGCCGCACAATTCAATGCAGACGCCACAGCCGCATTAACAGGCCTGTTACAAAACATTCAAGGTGCCAAGCAACAACTTGACGCCGCATTGGGTGTGGTAACTGGTCAGGCTCCTGCTGGTGCCGCAGCCGCTGGTGCTATGGGTGCTGACATTGCCGCAGGTGCAAGCGACATGGCCGCCTCAGGTGCTGACATGGCTGCCGCTGGCGCTATGGGTGCTGAAGCTGGTGCTGACATGGGTACAGATGCTGCATTGGATGCCGCAGCCGCTGACGCTGGTGCTGAACCTCCTGCCGCCGCGCTGGGCCGCGCCAAGAGATAATGAAAATATTTGAAGTTGACAGTAGCATGGGAATGGCGCCCACGCCTAACCCAGCACAACTGTCAGGCTTGGTACAGTTTCTCGATGGTCGTGCCAAGGACACCAATGCCAAAAAAGAAATCAGCCAGGATGCATTCATCAAACTGGCCAATGATTTGGACATCAATATCACTCCCCAAAATCTAGCCGATGTTGTGAGTCAAGAACCACTGAGTAACCTTTTGGAACCCATGGATCCAAACACAGGCGTGTTAGTGTTCAAAGGTGCAGGCGAACCAAATGTTGCTATGCCAGTGAACAAAGCACAGGACATTGTGGCCAGTGCTGCCAAATCGGCAATGAACAAAGACCGCGGAGTCTAATCAAACCTGTCAACCAAAGGTTGACACAAAACGTTAAATATAGTATACTCAACTATAGGAGGCGTATTATGAAAAAAGCTGTAATTTTTGTTTTGATGAGTGTGTTGGTCAGTACCAATGCATTGGCCTGGGGCGACCGTGAACAAGGCGCACTAGCAGGCATGGCCGCATTGTGGGCTTTCCAAAGACTCAACCAGGTTGATGCTCCTCCTCGAGTGGTTTACACACAGCCACAAACAGTGTATGTTGAACGTCCTGTGGTTGTACACCCTCAAGTGGTTGAATATCAACGCCAACAGTGTAGCCCTTGGGTTGAAACACGAAACTGGGACGGCACAGTGACTAGATCTAGAACTTGTAACTACTGATATGGCATACTCAGACAAAGTAATCGACCACTACGAAAATCCACGCAATGTGGGTAAATTTGAAATAGATGACACTATTGGTACCGGCATGGTTGGTGCGCCTGCATGCGGTGATGTAATGAAACTTCAAATCAAAGTAGAAAATGGCATTATTACGGACGCAAAATTTAAGACTTACGGCTGCGGCTCAGCAATTGCTTCAAGCTCGCTCATTACCGAAATGGTCAAAGGAATGTCGCTCGACGCCGCGGGAGCGATTAAGAATTCAGAGATTGCTGAAGAGCTCGCTCTCCCGCCAGTTAAAATCCATTGTTCAATCTTGGCCGAAGACGCGATCAAAGCCGCGGTAGACGACTATCGCAAAAAGCATGATCTCGTTCACTGATATTGCACGAAACAAAATCCAAAAACTAGTCACAGCCAAAGGCTATGCTGGCATTCGCCTTGGGGTCAAAACCACAGGTTGCTCCGGGCTTGCTTATGTGTTGGAATATGTTCGAGAATACACACCGGAACCCTACGTTATAAACTACGCACAGTCAGAGTTTGTTGTGCTAGTGAATCAAAAAGACAATGTGTATCTTCAAAACATGACAGTAGATTATGTGCGCCAGGGTCTAAACGAAGGATTTGAGTTTAGCAACCCCAATGAACGTGATCGTTGTGGTTGCGGGGAAAGTTTTCGAATATAGTTGACAATTGGACTATAATTGTCTATAATTGACTATAATTATGTATAATCCAAAATTTGATTACCAGCCCATTCCCAGAGTTACAATAGAGGGCAAACGTTACTACGCCACCCCAGATGGACAAAACTTACCGTCAGTAACCACAATCCTTGACAAAACCAAAAGCGAAGCCAGCAAGGCCGCCTTGCACAACTGGCGTCGAGCAGTAGGCGAAGCCAAAGCACAACAAATCACAACTGAAGCGGCCAACCGCGGCACCCGCATGCACACGTACCTAGAACGGTACATTAAAGAAGGTGCTGTTCCGCCGCGTGGATCTAATCCTTTCTCTTGGCCCAGTCATATCATGGCAGAAACTGTGATCAAGGACGGACTCAAAAACGTCAATGAATTTTGGGGTATTGAAGTTCCGTTGTATTTTCCCAGCGTGTACGCAGGTACCACAGACGGTGCGGGTATACACCTAAATGAAGAAGCCATACTGGACTACAAGCAAACCAACAAGCCCAAAAAGCGCGAGTGGATTGACGACTACTTTGTGCAACTGTGTGCCTACGCTGAAGCACATAACGAATTGCACGGCACACGGATACGCAAGGGTGTAATTTTAATGTGCGTCAAACCTGACCTAGATGAGCAACACAATATTGTTGGTAAACCACAATACCAAGAGTTTGTGCTTGAAGGCGCAGAATTTGAAAAATACCGCAACTTGTGGTGGAAAAAGGTTGAACAGTACTACATGCTAAATATGTGATATCCAAAGGACAATCACTGTGGCAATTGTACAAATATCACGAATCACACAACGCAAGGGTCTATTTAACGATCTACCCCAACCATTAGCTGGCGCTGAACTGGGCTGGGCAACTGACACCCGTCAACTTTTTATCGGTAACGGTACCTTGGCAGATGGTGCTCCTATTATTGGTAACACAGAAGTTCTTACTGAATTTTCTGACATCTTGAACTATGCCACTGAGTATACCTATAAAGGTGAAGCGGCCGGCTACACTGTTCAAACTGGCGCCACAGCAGGCACCCCGGTCAGTCAAAGTCTACAAAGCAGGCTGGACAGTTATGCCGTAATTACAGATTTTGGTGCCACTGGAGATGGTATTACAGATGTCACTGCTGACATCAATCGTGCATTAGATCAAATTTTTTGTCAAGACATCAATCCCAGTATCCGACGCAGTATTTTCTTCCCTGCCGGCACATATATCATCACAGACACATTGCTGATTCCACCTTACTGTAAACTCTACGGTGAAGGATCGGACAGCACAATTATCAGTTTCAATGTTCAACCTTGGACCTCTACAATCGCCTATGCTTCGGGTGTGTTGGTGCAAGATGGTGGTGTATACTACAGAAGCAGCGCCGCGGTGCCGATTGGTATTGCTATTGGTAATACCACTTATTGGGGAGTTGAAACATTGCCCGATTACATGTTTAGAACCACAGACAGTCTTCAACAAACTGGTGCCAATATTGGTACCGGTGGCGCATTGCCGCCGGGTCATGTGGAAATGTCCAGCATCAAATTCAAGGCCAATGTGCCCACCAGTGGTGCGCTAGTACAAGGCGCATTAGACTGTGTGTTTGACTGTGTGGCGTTTGAAGGCAACGGAACTGCGGCAACGCTTACTACTGCTACTCTTGCCACAGCTGGGGTGAGTTTTGCCAATCAAGGCAGCTACGTTTGTACCAATATTGTCTGGAACAATTGTATTTTTACTAAAATGTCTTGGGGTGTGAACACAGATGCGGCAGTTGAGGGAATAACGATTAGTAATTCAAGATTTGATACCTTGTTCCAAGGTGTGTACCTTGGCAATGTGGTACCTCCTGCTGTGGGCCCAACTGGTGTGCGCATAGTACAAAATACGTTTGATAATATCTATGCCGAAGGCATCACCATTGTGAATTGCAGTCTTAATGCCACGGCCTACAACACGTTCTACGAAGTAGGAAACAGTTTCAATGGTCAGTCCGCTCCAGTGACACCTGTGATTGATCTAGATGCCTCCAACAATGTCAGTGTTGGTGATATGTTTGAACGCACCACAGCACAATCAACAGCCTTGCATCCTCGCATAGCACTAAACGACAAAAATAATATTGCCCTGGGCATGAATGTCAACAACATCACATTATATCAAGATAATGTAGTAGATTTAACCTTGGCCAATCAGTTGAATGTGGGCACCTATACTCGTGTTGCTGGTATCAACGACATTATCAATGACAATGCCGGAGCCAATTTGGTATACGTAGCAGGAACATACTACAGTGGTTTTAAGATGGATTATACAATCAATCGAAGCGACTTTCGTAGAACAGGCACATTGACCGCAGTCAAAGGTCAGAGCACAACAGGCACAGGCTTTGTGTACACAGACGACTACTATGAAAATGGTGTAACCGGTGTAACACTAACTGCCGCGGCTGATGGCGCTAATGTACTGGTAAGTTATACTGCAACCAGCACCGGGTCAGATGGTGCAATTAATTATTCTATTACTAGTCTCGGTTCTCCTACTATTCCTAGTTAATGTGGCCTAAAACCTTTGCCGAAAGGCTTGAGAGTTGGGCACAACTCCGCCAACAAGCCGCCGCCGCCGATGTTGAATCTGCATTGTGTCAGATTAATTCCTGGTGGTTTCAAACTCCCTGGCGAGCATATCATTTGCACTGGGACGATCAAGCTGTTTGGCCTGATCCCTGGCAATTATTGAGCGATGATCTCTATTGTCCTCTTGCTCGCGGACTGGGAATACTGTATACTATAACAATGCTAGATCGACAAGATCTGCAGGATGCCGTTTTGGTAGAGGTAGATAGCGACAATTTAGTCCTGGTTGACAAAAAGAAATATATATTGAATTGGGATGCCAACTCTATTGTAAATATCAAACCTACACAATCACGAAGCCGACACAGCCTGACGCAAGAGCAAATAAAACAAAAAATTGGATAATAATGAAGCAAATAACAGTACAAAAACGTAGCGGTAGCCGCGAACCACTAGCATTGGAAAAATGGCAAGCGCAAATAGCCAAGGTGTGCGCAGGCATAGCAGATGTAAGCCAAAGCATGATCGAGATCAAGGCTCAGTTGCATTTTTACGATGGTATTACAACCAAAGAAATTGACGGTATCACGCTGAGAGCCATAGTGGATTTGATTGACGTAGAATCAAACCCAGATGTTGGACATACCAACTATCAGTATGTGGCTGGTAAACAACGACTATCCATGTTGCGTAAAGACGTATACGGTTCATACGATCCTCCCCACTTGTATGAGATTGTGAAAAAAAACGTAGCCACTGGCTTGTATACTCCTGAACTCCTGGAATGGTACTCAGAGGACGACTGGAACCGTATGAATGACATGATTGATCATGTGAAAGACGAACAGTATTCTTATGCGGCAGTTGAGCAACTGATTGAAAAGTATCTTGTTCGTAATCGTTCAACAAAGGAAATTTATGAAACTCCACAGGTTAGATACATGGTGGCAGCGGCAACTGTGTTTCACAAAGAAGAACCTAACTCAGCTCGTATGCGTTACATCAAAGAGTATTACCAGGCCGCCAGTGATGGTCTTTTTACTCTTGCTACTCCTGTACTGGCTGGCCTTGGTACTCCTACCAAACAGTTTAGTTCCTGTGTTCTTATTCGTAGCGATGATGATCTCGACTCTATTTTTGCCTCTGGGGAAATGATGGCCAAGTATGCCAGCAAGCGAGCTGGCATTGGCCTGGAGATTGGGCGCTTACGTCCGTTAGGCTCGCCTATACGTGGTGGCGAAATCATGCACACAGGCATGATACCATTTTTAAAGAAGTGGTTTGGCGATTTACGCTCATGCTCACAAGGAGGTATCCGCAATGCAAGTGCTACTGTATTCTATCCTATTTGGCATCTTCAGTTTGATGATCTTATTGTACTTAAAAACAATCAAGGAACCGAAGAAACCCGAGTCCGTCATATGGATTATGGGGTTGTGCTTAGTGCTTTCTTCTGGAGAAGATTCAAGAACCGAGAAAACATAACTTTCTTTGATCCCAACGAAGTACCTGAACTGTACGAAGCATTCTATGCCAACACTGAACGCTTTGAAAAACTGTATGTGGAATATGAAAAGCGCCGAGACCTGCGTACAAAGACCATGAGTGCTGAAGAAGTGTTCAAGTCGGGCATACTCAAAGAACGAACAGATACCGGACGTATCTATCTTGTGTTCATTGACAACGTTCAGAATCAAGGTTCGTTTGATACTGAATATCATACCATTTACCAGAGTAATCTTTGCTGTGAAATTCTCTTACCTACGAAACCATTTAAACGACTGGATGACGCTGATGGGCGAATCGCGTTGTGTACGCTTGGAAGTATTAACTGGGGTGCATTCAGGAATCCTGAAGACATGCGCCGAGCTTGTAGAATTCTGCAGAGATCCTTGTGTAATATCCTTGACTACCAAGACTTCCTGTCAATCCAATCGCAGTTATCCAATGACGAAATTCAGCCGCTTGGTATCGGTATTACTAACTTGGCTTACTGGCATGCCAAGCGCGGACTCCAATATGGTAACAAGGACGCTTTGGCCGAAGTCAAGAGCTGGATGGAACATCAGGCTTTCTACCTTACCGAAGCAACAGTTGAGCTTGCTAAGGAGCGGGGCCGTTGCAAAGATTCGGACCGCACCTGGTACGGTAGAGGTGTGTTTCCTTGGGAGAGACGAGCCCGAGGCGTAAATGAACTTGCCGATTTTGCACCTGAACTAAACTGGGAAAGTCTACGTGCTGACATGCGAGCATATGGTGTGCGTAATGCTACCTTGATGGCTATTGCACCTGTGGAAAGTTCTAGTGTGGTCATCAATAGCACCAATGGCATTGAAATGCCAATGAGCCTGATTTCTGTTAAAGAATCCAAGGCAGGTAGCCTTACACAGGTTGTACCTGAGTATCACAAGTTGAAAAACAAGTATCAAATGATGTGGGCACAAAAAGACTGTGACGGCTATTTGAAGACCGCGGCTGTGTTAGCGGCCTATGTTGATCAATCAATCTCAACAAATACATTCTACAATCCTGCACACTTTGCAGACCGTAAAGTTCCCACAACATTGATTGCTCGTAACTTGATGCAGGCACACCACTGGGGATTGAAAACATTCTACTACAGTCTGATCAACAAAGCAGGATCAAAACAAACTGCTGAAGCGGCACCTCTTGAGGTCATTGACTTTGATCTTGAGGAAGACTGCGAAGCCTGCAAGTTATGAACAGCATTGAAAAAGTTTGGGCCCGAGCCACCGGGCACTTGATGGGCGAGTCAGATCATGATCGTCCGGATGTGCCTATATTGACTCTTCGAGAAGCCCGATTGGCCTTGTTTTTCAAAACGTTTTGGGTTATAATACATGTTGTGACCTGTGGTTTCATCATAGCAAATACAATTAGACACTGGAACAATTAAATGTTAGAAACCTGTTGTGATATATTAGTAGATGCGTACAAACGCAATTGGATAACCAGTAGAGATGGCAATATCTCTATTCGTCATCACGACCGTGATCACTTTTATATCACACCGTCGGGTGTGCGCAAGCAGACAATGCAACCGGATCAATTTAAAAAGATTAAAATAATTGACAGCATCAGTGCTACTCCGCCTTTCTTGACTAAATCTTGGCAGGAGGAGCATTACACTGACATCAGTGCTAACCTCAAGCCTAGTGGAGAACTTCCGTTACATTTTGGTCTACAACGAGAAATGGGTCAACACCGCGACGAAGTCCGAGTAGTGGTGCATGTGCATCCAACCTATTGCATTGCGGCCATGCATGCTGGTATTGATCTAAGTACCATTAGCAATAGTTTTCCAGAACTCAATCGTTACACCCGAGTTGCACCCAATGTAGGAGATGTGGCACCTATCAGTCAAGAACTTGCTGATGCTTGTCACAGTAACTTGGGACTGGACCCAGAAGGCAATATCCAATTTGATATTGTGGGGATTAAAGGACATGGAGTTGTGGCCATTGATGTCACACCATGGCGTGCCTATGAGCATATTGAAAGATTAGAACATATTTGCAAGATAGTACTTGCATCAGGAAAACACAAATGAGTCGAGCACAATACAATTTAAAAACAAAAACAGACTATCTCAATAGAAAGATGTTCTTGGACCCAGCAGGCCCGGTAACTGTACAACGATTTGAAGAAGTCAAGTATAACAAACTGGTCAAGTATGAGCAAGAAGCACGTGGCTTCTTTTGGGTACCAGAAGAGATATCTCTAACTAAGGACGCACAAGACTTCAAAGATGCCTCAGATACTGTCAAACATATCTTTACATCAAACTTACTACGCCAAACAGCACTGGACAGTTTGCAAGGACGTGGACCAAGTCAAATATTCACACCTGTGGTATCAATCCCAGAACTAGAAGCCCTAGTCTACAACTGGACATTCTTTGAAACCAACATTCACAGTCGTAGTTACAGTCACATCATTCGTAACATCTACAACGTGCCCAAGGATGTGTTTAACACAATCCACGATACACAAGAGATTGTGGACATGGCGTCTAGTGTTGGCAATTACTATGACAAGTTACATTTGATCAATTGTGTTGTAGAAACTGGCGAAAAGATTGACGAAGAAAAACACATCAAAGCAATTTGGATGGCACTTAATGCTAGTTACGCACTAGAAGCATTCCGCTTCATGGTGAGTTTTGCCACAAGTTTAGCCATGGTAGAGAATCGTATCTTTATCGGCAATGGCAATATTATTCAGTTGATCCTGCAAGATGAAGTGTTACACAAAGAGTGGACTGGTTGGTTGATTAACCAGGTGGTCAAAGAAGATCCACGCTTTGCCGATGTCAAGGCCGAATGTGAAGGCGAAGTATATCAAATGTACTTAGATGTGATCCGTGAAGAAAAGGCCTGGGCTGACTATTTGTTCAACAAGGGTCCAGTGATCGGACTCAACGCAAACATTCTCAAAGACTTTGTGGACTTCACAGCATTCAACGCACTCAAAGAAATTGGGATCAAGTACGCAGAAGAACATCCACGTTCAACACCTATTCCTTGGTTTACCAAGCACGTGGACACCAGCAAGAAACAAACTGCACTCCAGGAGAACGAATCAACTAACTATGTTATTGGTGTCATGAGTGACTCAATTGATTACGACGAATTACCAGAACTATGAGAAATTTTATCAACATAATAGAAAATTTACAGGGCATCACCGACGCTTGGTTTGCTGATGGGTTCGACACTTTTAAAAATCCAGATAAAATTGAAAAATATGAGATTGCACAAAAACCTGGAGAGCTGACTCATCTTGAAAATCCAGACCCTGTACCTTACAAACCTGGTGATTACATCATGACAGGTCCCAACAACGAACAGTATGTGTTGAGTCCCGCTAAATTCAAAATTCTTAAGGACGATTTGGGCGGCGGTCGTTGCCAACCAAAGAAAATTCCAAAGGTTGCCAAGCTAGCCGATCATGATGGCTTTGTCACTGTGGATTGGGGTAATGGCCCGCAAAAATTATTTTACACTGCTGGTAATGACTATATTGTCAAGCACGGCCCTGGCGACTATGGTGTTGTTAAGACAGATATCTTTGCCAAGTCCTACGACAGATCAAATGAAGGAAAATAAAATGAAAGCCATTGTATGGAGCAAATATCATTGCCCTTACTGCGACCAAGCCAAGGCCTTGCTCAAGCAGAAGGGCATTGAGTTTGAAGAAAAGAAAATTGGTGATGGATACACCAAAGAAGACCTATTAGAAGCAGTCCCAAATGCTCGCACCGTGCCACAAATTTTTCTTGACGAAGAGCTAGTGGGAGGCTTCAATGAGCTCAAACAACGTCTCGCTTGATAGCATCACAATAGACTGGTTCCGACAAAACATTCCAGATTTTGACACCAAGCCCTTTTTCACTGCTGATTGGTTTTCAAACGGCTTGGCAAATTTTAACTTTGTCAAAGAGCATGCTGAACAAAAGCTATCTAGTATCTTGGAGATTGGATCTCACGAAGGCCGTGCCACTTGTTGGATGCTGGAAAACTTGTTGGCTGAAGATGGCACAATAACTTGTATTGATCCTTTTGGTAACACGCCACTGAATGCATACAAGAATGATGAGTTACCTGAACACCTTATCATTCAAGACATACACAAGCACAATACCGACCTAACAAAGTTGCCCACACAGTCAGTTGAGATCATGCCCGTCATGAGCTATCACGGCCTGGCGCAGTTAATTGTTGACCGTCGACAATTTGACCTTATATATGTAGATGGCAGTCACTGTTCTGACGCTGTGTTGGCAGATGCTACTATGGCATTTGGTCTACTTAAAAAAGAAGGCTACATGATCTTTGATGACTACTTGTGGAACGAATCCCCGGATGTGTTGGACCATCCTAAAATGTCCATTGATGCTTTTGTTAATATGTTTAGAAAGCATATTGCCATTGGCATGATCAATTATCAATACGTTATACAGAAAGTTTAAAATGCATATAGAAGCAGAAACAGGTAAAGTTTACACCTTCAAGTTGAACTCAGGAGAAGAACTCATTGCCAAGATCAAACTGGCCGGCGGAGAGTTTTTGGTTATTGAAAATCCTGTGAGCGTGGCGCCTGGACCACAAGGACTTGGTCTAGTGCCAAGTATGTTTACCGCAGATCCTGACGCAGAAATCATGCTAAATAGCAACAGTGTGTCGATTTATGCACTAACTGACGATTCAGTCAAGATGAAATACATCGAAGCCACAACTGGTATCAAAGTGCCAGAGAAAAAACTAATACTAGGATAATATGCCAGCAGTACAGAGAGACGGCGATGCAAACGCAGGTGGCGGAGTAGCTTCAGGGGGAGAGCCGTCAGTGCGTATCAATGGTCGTTCTGTAATGACTCCAGGTCAAAGTGTCACGCCCCACCCGCCGTATCCACGTAAAGGGCGTAATGGTCACAACAATGGCAGTCAGGCCACTGCTGGTGGTTCTGGATCAGTTAGGGCTGGTGGCAAACCTGTTGTTCTAACTGGCGATGCAGACACCTGCGGGCATGCTCGTGCCGGCGGCTCAGATAATGTAAGGGCCGGATAATGCCCAGTGTATTAACACCACTGCAATTGACTGTTGCGGCATCCATGTTGAACAATTCAGGGTTGCGTGGATTCCCAGCTGCATTGCAAACTGCCATTGCCACATTCAATACCACCACAGTGATCAGCAATTTTATTGCCGCAGTTAATTTTTATAAATCACAGACATTTGCCACTGAGTCAACATTGACCAGTCTCTTGAGCATTGGCAATACTGTGTGTCCAGCCCTGGGCAACAGCATACCTGCCAGTCCTGTGGGCACATACACTTATCTCAACAGTGAGTATCTCATTAACTACCTGGGTACCGTTGACGGATCCACAATTGATCCATCGGGATTTTCCAACCTGATTGAACAAACCTGTGCAGCCTATCTTGGCAATGGAGACTATGGTCGATTCAGTCAGGGTTTCATAGCTGTGCAAGGCTATATTGCCAGCACCAATCAATACATCAATTCAGCAGTGAATGCCAATCAATTTCTTGGACCAACCTTTACCAACATGGATTCCTTGACCACTGCAGGAATCAGTGGTGCAAACAGCGACCTTGAAACGTTTGGCACGGACTTGGCCAAGCAAGGTAATCTTGTGAATCTTCAAAACCTTGATCTTTACGGCACTCCTGCTGGACTTGTACAACAGATATCTCGCCTGGCCGGAGTCAACAGACAAGCTGTGCCTGCTTTACAATCGGCTCTGGCTACGGTAGGCCTCACAAACAGTGATATTGAAAATATTGTGACAGACAATCGCGTGGGTCTCAATAGACCCAATGGCCTCAGTCAAAACGACTTTGACCGCATACAAAAAAATGCCTACCTAGCATTGACATTGGTGTCTGGTGATGATCTAGATCAAGTTTTGTCAATTCTGGACGTGACAACTCCCAACATAACCAGCCTGGATCAGTTGTTGGATCCTACCAAGGTGTTTCCTTTGAGTTATCCCACCATGCTGACTCCCACACCTGCAGGGCCAGTGCCCATATTTGGTACGAATGGCAGTGTAAATTCCAGTATCACTCCCATTGTCAACTCATATCTGCCCACAGCATCGGGCTGTGACGAACTGGGAAAAATTATTCCACCTGCGGATGCAGTGGCCAACAAGGCCATTGAGGTGTCACTGAAACAAATCAACAACATTGTCACAACCACACTGCCTGCCCTGGCCGAAACAGTTCTGGGCTCAACAGATCGCGACTGGGATCCAACACAAGAATATCTGGCCAATGATGTGGTCAAGGTAGACAATACATTTTATCGAGCCAAATCGCCAGGCTGTACTCCCAGCACATTCACAGTGCCACCGGGTGTGGACATTACCGACACTGACTACTGGGCAGAAACCACACTGGGTGGTCTCAGTACCATGGCCGATTTGCCATTGATACAAGCACAGACCACGCCAGTACCCGCTAGTGTGGCGCAATTCTTTGCAACTGAAGTGGCTACAGGTACAGGACCATGCGGAGTGCTTACCACTCTTGATGTACTGGGTCTAGCACTAGATAGCAACGACTTTGCCGCACGGCTTATTGACGTGGCTGATATTATTGACGGGCTTGGCACTGGTCTAGATGATTTATCTCAAATCTACATTGACATGTTGAGTTCAGCAAATGATGCCGCTATGATAACACTCATTGCTAATGCCAATGCAGAAATAGCAAGTATTAATTCAGTGCATCCGTCTCAAGTGGCAACAATGAACACCGCATGGACCTACATAGCCAACTTGATGAACCTGAGTGCCAAGTATACCAGCCAGGCCGGGGTTGATTATTTTGTGTTGCTACCGGGCGACACCGGTAGCACAAAGAGTTTTGTACAAAATTTACCACAATATGGTTTGCTCACAGCCTCGGGTGATGCCGCTGAGTTTTTAGAAAGCCTTGCTGACGTCACAACCTTGGGCGGTCAGGCCATTGTGGGTGCCATGAGAGAAGGTCGCAATCAAGCAAAATTAAACACCAGTGGCTTGTACAACAACACTCAAATACCCAGCGATGCAGTGGTGGCACCAATCCCAGTAATATCTCCAGTTAACACATAAAACGGCTAGATTGAGGTTGATTTTGTGTTGACTTAGTACAAACACGCATATATAATAACGTATGACTAACAATCATTCTACTTTTAAAAGGAAAATCTAATGAAAAAATTTGCAATTGCAACCATGATCGCTCTCGCTGCTACCGCAGCCTCTGCACTGGAAGTTGGTGTTACTACCGCACGTGATTATACTGGCACTGACCGTAATGCCGCTGGAGTTACTGTTGGCGAGAAGTTTGGTGCCGTGACATTGACCGCTGGCTTTGACCGTACCAATGGTGGTGCCAACGATCAAGATCGTTTCAGCTTGGTTGCTGGTTATGATGTTGCCAAACTGGGCCCTGTTTCTGTTGCAGTCAAGGGCGGCGCCGCTTACCTCAACAACCAAACTGGTCAAGACGGTTATGCTGCCTTGATTGGTGTGGGTGCTAGTTTGCCAGTTAGCAAGAAAGTGGCCCTGACTGTGGATGCTACTCGTCAATACGGTCAAGACCGTGTCAACAGTTTTGATGGCAATCGTGTTACTGCTGGCCTTAAATACAGCTTCTAAAAAATAATACTTTAGTACTACAAAACCCTGCCCTGTGCAGGGTTTTCTTTTGGTTGACCAATAATTGCCCTTTTGCTATAATTAGAACATGAAAACAAAAAAGGAAAAGAAGATGACAAAAATCAAAAAGCCAACCCTGGGCGAACTGTTCCGCAAACGACTGGGACTCAAACCAACTCTAAATCAGTTGTTGGTCAAGCGGTTGCGTGGTTGACCGAATATTCCCAATTTGTTATAATACTTGTACAGAAACTTAACAGGAGACCAAGATGGAAAAACTCAGCACTATTCAGCAAATCAATTCTGCTATCATGTTTGGTAATCT